AGACACGACTGGTACATTGAACTCGCAGGCAAGTCCTCGGATCTCTTCAGCAATTGCTTTGACCAGTGTATAAGTATTGACATTGCTCCCTGCTTTATACCGAGAGGAAGCACAAATATTAAGGTAATCAATAAAGATAATATCAGGATGAAATGACTTCTTAAGTTCCAAATCATTAAGAAGAGATCTGAAATGTCCAGCATGTGCAGATGCAGTTGGATATTCTTTAATTATAAGAGTACCTTGAGTCTTTTTAGAAAGACTGTTGACCTTATTTTCAAAAACTGATTTAGGAAGTTCTTTTAAATCTTGAAGTGCAACATTTAGAAGGTTTGCGTCAATTCGTTCAGCAATTTTCTCTTCTGCCATCTCCATTGTAATGTAGAGAACGTTCCGTCCTTGGAGCAACACGGAGCTAGCAAAGTGGCACATGAATAAAGACTTCCCGACGCCCGTACCAGCAAGTGCGACAGTAAGAGTCTTTGGAGATAAACCACCTTTGGTAATTTTATCAAAATATTCAAGATCAAACGGGATTTTTTTCTCTTTCCGGTGATGAAATTCATATCGTTGCTCGTAATCTTCTAAGTAATCATGTCCAATGTGGTTATCAAAACTAACGGCAAGTGCATCTTGTACAATTGATGGTATAGAGTCTCTATTTTTCCCCCCTTCGGATTCATATAGAGAAACCGTTTCCATAATTGCCAAATATAGAGAACGATCCTTACACCACTTCTCAGCAGTATCAACAAGCCATTCAAATTCTACAGGAACATCTTCCAGAGTATTAACTAAGTGAATAACTGTATTAAATTGTTCCTGATTCAAATCAGATTTTGATTCAATTTCAACACAAAGAATTTCTCTCGTAGGAAGAGAGTTGTATTCATCTACAAATGCTTTAATTGTTTTAAAAACTATTTTTTGTGTATCATCTTGAAAATATTCTTCCTTTATAAATGGTATTACTTTTCTCAAAAATTCTTCATTGAAAAGTAAATTCCTCAAAATCAAATACTCAATTTTTTCCACCATCAACTCCCATAACTAAATTCTTGTTTTGCAATAGTGTCCAGTTTTTGCATCACATCTTCGGTGAAATATTTTTCAGGTTCAGAAAGAATTTGTTTTGCATAAATCTTCTTGCCATCCATTTCATAACGACCTGCTACATTCTTCCAGAGTCCACCAAGTTCACCAAGTTCCAGAAGACCATAGTAACGATCAAGGCCGCGCTCATCATAATACAGACGGACTTCAACATCTTGATTCTCCTTACTCAAACGTGATTTGTGAGTCTTTGCCTTGATAATATTTCCGATGACTTCAGTTCCATCTTTCTCTTTCTTTTTGCTAAGATAGATGATTGTAGAAGCAGCATACTTAAGGCCACTACCACCACCCATTTCCTTTGTAGGAACATATGCGCCAATAACGTCATAAGTATGATTAGTAACTAACATGGGAATTTTTGCTTGACCAAGTTTGAGAGTTAGCATACGAAAGGCACCTTTGATCAGTTGGGATTTGGTCATATCCCGAACTTCTTTATCATTCAGAGCATCATTAATCTCTTTGCTTGTGGAGAGCATCCCCAAAGAGTCTAACACAAACATGCAAGGACTACGTTCTCCTTCAGACTTCTTCATATACATATCAACTGCCTTGAGTGCCTTTGTGCGAAACTCTTCTACAGTTACGACATTGACAACCACCAAACGAGTTGTGTCAATTCCCCTACTCTCCAGAAGGGATTTTGTGATTGCTGCTTCAGTATCAAAATACAGACAATATCCATCAGGATTATTATCAAGGAAATTTTTAACGACGGCGAGAGAGAAGAAAGTTTTACCCGTAGAACTCTCGCCTGCGATTGCAGTAATCTTATTGCCAGATACCCCACCAAATATACTGCCGGATACAAGAGCATTAAAAATGTACGAACCCGTATCCACAAAAGTTTCACTTTCATCAATCTCTGAAGCAAGTTGGGTGTATTCTCCACCAATTTCTTTTACAATGTCTTTAAGAAAATCCATCCTCTTTCTCCTTTTTCAAATAGTTGATTTTGTATGACCACAGTTTAGCATATAATGACGGATTTGTTGACCTCATTATGTTTATAATAGTTTCCAATTCTTTTTCAGTTATTGGCAATTCCATCATACAAAAAAATCCTCCAATGATGCTGTTTTTTCATGTTTCCAACCAATGGAATTTAATATAATTTTAAGAGGTTCAAGAAATCCTTTTTCAAATTGAAGATCGTAATCTACATATTCTAAAAGACCCAACTCTTTGGGGAAATCCTGTATGAAAGAAATAATATTTTCATAAATTGGATTTGGTAATTTTAAATAACAGTATTTAATTTTTTCACCATTTTGAATAAGAGAATACTTATTCGTAAGTTTTTTTTCTTTCACATAATGGTTGAAGAGAAGTGCTCCTCTTACATGAATAGGAGTTCCTTTTCCTCCTTCTTTTTTATATATTGTAGATGAAGATTTCCATTTTACAATATCCGAAGTTGATTTTGGAAATGATATATCTTCAGGAGAATAATCCTTAAATTTCTTTCTACAACTTTCAATAAAATTAATCATATCATCTTCAGTGCCACTCATCATAATGTTAAAAGACTCTTTTAACATTTTGCGACAAGGTGCAGGAGTAGAAGATTTGATTGCCTCAATTCCCTTGATTTTAAGCTTAGGTTCTTTATATCGAACACCTTCACTATCCCATACACTAAGAATATATCTCTTCTTTGCAGTCCAAATACCACGTTCAGCAATACATTCACGTTTCATGATCATTTTCTGATCATAAGCATTTACATAGTTAGCCAATTCTTGGTAAGAACTTTCAATATACTTTTCAAGTTCCACTTGACAGACCTTATCAAGGAACGAGACAACGCTTTGAGTAGTTTTTTCTCTTCCCTTGAATACAGTTTCGACCAAACTGCCCATATTGACATAGAGAGAATCAGTATCAGAAGCAATAACATAATCAACCTCACTTGTTTTAAGAACTTTATTCAAATAAGAATTCATCTTATTCATAATCCACTGAATAGAGACCTGTCCAGACAGTGTGATTGCCTCAGCATTTGCCAGCTTAAAATAACGGAAATACTGATTGCCAATGGCACCATAAGCAGAGTTAAGTTGAATTTTACGTGCCATCTGAATATTGTTGCATCGAGCAACTTCTTTCAGTAACTCTTTCTTTTTTGTTTTCTCATACTCCTGTTCTGCAGCAAGCATCTTCTTTTTAAAGATCACTCGTTCATTGTAAATCTTTTCCATCAATTCAGGAAGAAATCCACGAACATCTTTACGATACATTGCTCCATTTGGGCAAACAGAATAATCTTTATAATTTTCAAAATCAATCTGTTGGGTTAAGATCCTCTCAACATTTGCAGTTGGATGTCTTTCTTCCAAGAGGGTTTCTGGGGAGATGTTGTATTGCATAATGAGGTGAGGGTAAAGGCTATTAAGGTCAAAGCTGACCACCCAATCATACACCCCAGGAATCGGTTCTTTAACATAAGCACCCGCATATTTTTCATCTTTAGAAACATTTTCCTTGGGAGGAATCACAATGTTTCTTTTTTTCAGATAGTTGTAAATGATACTGTCCCACATGCGAACTTGATAAAAGACATCCACAAAGTTTACCTTTGCGTCAAATGCCATCGTTACGGCAAGTTCAATGAGTTTCATCTTGTCTTCCAAACGGTCAACAAGTTCCACGTCCTTAATGTTATATTCTACAAACTTTTGCCACCCCTGAGTATAAAAATCTTTGAATGTATCAAACTCAGAGTGATCAAGTTTTTTCTGGCCAAGTTCCACATCAGCAATGTAATCAAGGCGATAAGATTCTTGTGCCGAATAGGTAAACTTTTTATATAAAGCAAGATAATCAAGTTGGGTTAACCCACCGATATCATATACAATTTGTTCCCTATTATTAACAAAGACTTTATCTTGACTTACAAGACCCCAAGGTGAAAAACTTTTCATTCGTTTCTCACCAAGGACCCTTGCAAGTCGTCCACAGATATATGGAATATCGTAGAACTCAATATTCCATCCAGTCACTACTTCTGGAATATTGTTTTCCCAATAATAAAGAAATTTGACCAAAAGATCATGTTCACTATCACATTGAATATACTTCACATTATCTTGCTTATTATTAAATGGACCATTTCCCCAAGTAATAATTTCTTTGGTAGTATAATCTTGAATCGTAATTAGAAGAATTTCTTCTATGCAATCTTTTGGATCTGGAAATCCATTTTCAGAAGCAACCTCAATGTCAATGGTATAAAGTTTAATCTTACTGATATCAAACTTAATTTCATCTTCTGGATATTTGTCAGAAATATATTGGTAAATATATCGATCATTTCCATAGATTTTAAAATTATCTATACCGTCATATTTTTTATAAAATTCTCTACAATCTTTTACTGATCCTGGATTAATTTCTTGAACATATTCCCCCTCAAGAGTTTTGTATTTTGTTTTTTTATTTGATTTTACGAAAAGAGTTGGGGAGTACTCTTCTTTAAACATTACTTGTTTTCCATTTTCATAACCACGAACGAGAAATTGATTCCCGATCATTTGCACATTAGTATAAAATCTCATTTAGTAAGTTCTTCGTATTTTTCCAGTAATGTTGCTCTTGGATCAAATAATGTTAGAATTTTGTCAGAGTGAATCATGAAATTAACGACTCCTGGAGAAGAATAATTTTGCATCCATGGAGTCATTTCCATGTTAATTTGATCAATTAAATATGGATTGATTAATTTGCAATCTGGTTCGCCAAGTTCAGTTGTAACTTCTTCTATTTCTGATATGATAATTTGATTATTCGTCAGAAGAATTATCTTGGTCAAATTCTGCATCCTCTCCGGGTTCTGCTGGTTCTGCATTGGTATTTCCATTTAAAACTTTTTCAGTATAAAGTGATTTCAAATCTTGAGTAGGTTCAACAATAGTCACAACCATGTCAATTGCTATCTTAACATCAGTTTCCGAAGACAATTGTGGCCATGGAAAAAGAGCTACTTTAAGTTTATTAGTTTCTCCATCTTCACTTGGTTCATAATTCAAATCTTCATTAATAACAACAGAACAGGGACTGGAAAGTTGATAACAAACAAGTTGCTCACCAACAAAACCTTCTTTAATATCGCAAATCAACTGTTCTCCAGTTTTCAGTACTACATTTTTTACAGACATTTTTTTAACTCCATACTCCATACATTTTAGCAAGAAAAAAGAGGGGTGTCAACTGGATTTTGCCAGTCTCCCCTCCGTGTGCGCCGACGATAGTTTTCGTGGGTAGCCCAATATTATTTATAGGTAATCTTTTCGTTTATGAGATTCTGGGAC